TTGATTCACTAAAAAGTCCATATGGAAAACCCTCCCCACCTATCAAAATGTTTTCAGCAAACCCAGGTGTAGACTGTATAATCCAGCGCCTGGTTTGGCTGTGTTTCACTAGATGCTTATTATATGCGTCTGCAAAATCCAAGACAAAGCACACGTTTGGGCCACTCTTTTTAGCTCGCAATCCTCTACCAATTCTTTGTCTCAGTGAAACTTCTGCCTTTCCACCGGCGCCATTTATAACCATGCCTAGTGCGGGGCAATCAACGCCAACATCCAGAATGTTAGAGCCTATCAAAACCTGGATAACCCCAGACTCCAGTTCTTTTAATGCTAAATCACGTTCATGCGTTTTACTGGGTCCAAAAATAAACTTACAGCGAATGCCATTTTTTCTGAATGCCGCCTCAAGAGTCTTGCCGTGTTTCTGCTGCTGAACAAGAACAAGAACAGAAAGGCCATGTTTTGTTGCAAATATAGCGTTTTTCAAGATCAAGGCGTTCCTAGATTTACTCTCCACAACTCCAAGCCTGTATGCTGCCTGCCATGATGTATTTGCCATTAAAAACTTTGGCTTTTCAGGCTCTATAAATTTGAAAAAAGGAGTGGCAAGAATACCGCAGTCGATCAACTTCTTTTCTGTCACTCGAATGCCGATTGGCCCCGCAACAGCCATAAGATTCATATTATCCTCTTCGCTGTCTTTCATAAAAGGGGTTGCTGTCAGTGCAAGCCTATAATGAGAATTTTTGCATCGCTTCATAATTTCGTAATAGCTGTTTCCAGATGCTTCGTGCGCCTCTTCGAGAACAACAAATTCAAAACGCTCCAGCAATTTCCTGGTTTTTCTAATTACGGCATCTTGACTGTCTTGGTCTTTTTCGGAAGCCAAAACACTGGCTGGTTTAAGTTTGGCCGTAAATGTCTGGACCATACCAACATTTATCCACCGAGCCGGTTTCCATTCGCCATCGCCCAAAACCCCCACACTATGATCCGTATGGCCCATTTCTTTTAGCATGTTCTCATAATGAGTTTTCATTTGATGCATGAGAACCTTTCTGGTGGTAAGAAAAAGGGTGGGTCTTTTTATTCTGGCAGTAGCTATTTGCGCAACTCTGCTTTTTCCGCCGCCAGTCGCAATTTGGGCGATCATGCGACCATGCTTGATTAGTATATCAACAGTATCAGCCTGGAAATCATACCGATCATCCTCGTAAGCAAACTTGTCGAATATGGGTCTGGAAGGACCTAATGGCGCTGGAATTTTTGCTCTGCGAGCCACAATTTCATAACCAAGTTTTCTAAGACCTTGTATAACGGCAGGAACAAAGCCAGATGGGAACCTGTGTTTGCGCATCTCATAGAAACTAGATCGCCCATCCCAGTGTCCGCTTTTGTAGGCATCCTCATTTTCTGCACCAGAAACCATATATGACAGAATGTGCTGGATATGAAGGTCAACCTGGTGAGTTGCGTCTGTAACTTTGGCAGCGACAGGGTTGTAAATAATGGTTACTCTCATTTGATAAGGTTGCCTGCAAAGTATTAGACTGATAGTATAAGGAAATATCAGCGCACAATCAAAGGTACACAATGAATTATCGACATCAAGTAGTAGAACCAGGCAGATTGCAGGGCAACCCTTGGAACCCGAATATACTCGATGTAGCCTCAGAACAAAAACTTGACGCAAGTGTTGTGCGTCTTGGCATGTTCAAACCCATTATAGTGAGAGAATTGGCTGCCGGTGTGCTGGAGATTCTGGGTGGTCATCACCGATGGGGGTCTTCCGTTAGATTGGGGCTGAAAGAGGTGCCAATAGTAAATTTAGGCGAGATAGACGATAAACAGGCGAGAGAGATAGGTCTGGCAGACAATGGCAGATGGGGGCATGACGACGCGGGATTGTTAGCCGAAGTTCTGGCAGACCTGGATATGGACGAACTTATAGACTTTCTGCCGTATACCTCAAATGACCTAGACGCCATAGTTGCTACGGCAGACATAGACATTGACGATTTGAACCTGGATGACGAAGATGACGTTAATTTAGGTGAAGACATAAGATCAACACCAACCGACACAATAATGCGATTCAAAGTGCCCCTAAGAGACGCAGAAGCAATATCAGAGCTTATTACTACTACCGCTAAAGAACAGGGTTACGATGGCTCTCACGCGCTTACAAACGCTGGTGATGCTCTTGTTCACCTGCTTTTAGGAAAAGGTGACGAATGATATTTCGAAACGCAATAAAAACACCTGACGGAACGATAATTGAAAGTGTTCATCGACATGATCGCGCTACCCACACGGACAAACAGAATGGCAAATTATATATGGTGGACGGCGGCCATGAATATTTTAGACGATCAATAGGTGGCCCTTTTGAGGAACTATCTTTAGAGTCAACCGATGATCACGAAACAAACAGAGAATTATTTACATGGGGAACTCGCGGTAAAAATAACGACGAACCATTAAAAAGAGTGAAATTGAAGGACATGAGTACTCCACATATTGTCGCAATTCTTGACACACAGACGCAGATTTCAGGTGAAATATCTGATATTTTTCAGAGTGAATTAGATTACCGAGAGAAAAAATATGAATGAAAGACAAACAGAAAAATTGTCAGGGGAAGTAACATCATGGGATATATCCCAGGTACACCCATATGAGGGAAATGCAAAAATACACGATGAGGCGCAAGTAAAGAAGATCGCCGCATCAATAGAGCAATTCGGGTTTGACCAACCTATCGTAGTAGACGGCGCTGGAGTCATCATCAAAGGGCACGGTCGAAGACTAGCAGCAATATATCTCAAACGAAAAAAGGTTCCAGTGCTGGTTCGCATCGACATGACCGCAAAAGAGGCAAACGCATCTCGAATAGCCGACAACAGAACGGCAGTAGGGGATGTTGACACAGACATTCTGAATGCAGAGATGATGGAGCTAGCAGATGATACAGACCTGTTAGACGCTCTAGGCATGAGCGACAAGGAACTGGAATTCATGACGGAAGACCTGGGGGAAATTAACACCAGTGTATTCGAGGATGAGGATGATACGCCATCTACCAGCGTGGCCGACTCAAAAGACGACAGCGAGTCAGCCAGAAAAAAGAGAGTGCCAATTAAGGATGTTCTGGGCTTTGGATTTTTTGAGGCTGAAGATGCCGCCATAGTTGCAAGATGGCTAAGTACCATGCGTGGCGTGTATGAGGTTGATTCATCAAAAACGCTATATGCGGTGGCTAAAGATTATTTTGATCGACCGATAGAGTAGAATTTAATTTGCGAGCGAACAAATTAAAATAACGAGATAACTTGTTTTGAGATATTTACAGAGAAATAGAATGAAATTCACGGTAAGCAAAAAATTTAACACTTCGGTAGAAAGAACAGATCGAGTCATTGAGGTGGCAGAATCTTTCGGCTTAGGTCTGGATGACCGAGAATTTGTTCTGTTTGATGACTTCGAAATGGAAATCAATCAAGGAGACGTTGTGTATATCACCGGGCAGTCCGGCTCTGGTAAGACTGTTCTGCTGAAGCAATGTCAAGCGGCGCTAAGAAAAAACAAAATAGTGGTAAATATTGACGGAATTAACCTCGCACCAAAGCCTTTGGTAGATCAGATCGGAGCAAACACAAAAGAGGCTTTAGGTGTTCTATCCAGAGTTGGTCTTAATGACGCCTATCTATTCATACGTCAGCCTCACGAGTTGTCAGACGGCCAAAGATACAGATTGAGACTGGCACACTTGTTAGATCAAGAGGCTGACGTATGGGTTGCTGATGAGTTTGGGGCCGTTCTGGATCGCGTGACGGCGAAGATAGTGGCCTTTTCTCTTCAAAAACATGCGCGTAAGTTAGGTAAAACACTCATAGTAGCAACCACACATGATGATCTCGCCGTCGAGTTAGGAGCAGACACACGGGTCCACAAAAGATTCAGAGAGAAAGTGGAAATATCACGAAATGTCTAAAAATATACCACTAATAGACGTAGAGATAACCTCGCCTGGTTTGAAACCAAAGTTTGAATTGCTAGACGATATGATTATTCAACCTGGGGACAAGCATGATTGGGAAACTTTGCATGAATTGCATTATAAATCAACCGGTCGAACGGCAGGGAGAGTCTACAAGATAACATTATTTGAAGAACTGGTTGGCGTCGTTGTTATGACAAGTCCCCGTGGGCTTCTGAAGGCGAGACACATGCTGTTTCCACACCTGGCGGCGGGCGGTGGTGATACGAGAATAACAAACGTACACCGCTTTAAGTGGTTGAATAAAAATATGTGTCTTAATTCGAGAACCGTAGTGGACACAATGTACAGAGGAATAGGGATAGCAATAAGAGCGCTGAATCTTGCCGCAAGAATGGAAGGTAAAAGATTTGCTGAAATACAATCATCAATGTCTCGATACAATTTGTTTGCTCAAAAGGCGGGCTTCAGATTCACCAGACCCGAAAGATCTCCTTATTATGACGAGGGAATAGATTTTTTTGCTCTGCATTTTGATTGCAACCCTATTGACTATATTGCGTTACGAGACGAACTATCTGCAAAGTCAAAGGAAGAAAGAGACGGCTTAGATAGACTACTAAGAGAGTTTTACTATTACCGTAGCTCTCTTGAAAAGCAGGGTGTTGGAGATGTGAGATTAGAAAAGAAGCGCAGAGTCATGGAGGACATGGAAATAAATACGATATTACGAAACACTCAACAATTGGTGTTTGCCATGCCAGGATATGGCGTATATGAGAATCCAGATTTTGGAACAGACATTCCAAAGACTTTGCCGATTACAGCTTTTGATCGACAAGGTGTTAAAGAAAAGCTGATTTTGTTGGACGGAGAAAAATAGTGATACTGACGGCAAAACAAGACTCTGTTCTTACGGTGATAGTTCGTGGGAATTCTGATGGGTCAAACTGTGACTTAGATCAGGTAATAGGTGGCGTATTCTATAAAACGAATAAACCGTCTATCCAGTTCATCATACGAAATTTGATTGGTAAAAATCTAATCACCAAGCAACCAACCGAAAACCGAAGAACCAGACGTCGTATTATTTTTTGTGCTACAGAAGGTGGGTTCAGAATGGCATCAAGAAAAAGATCTAGTGTAAATGAAACCCTGAAAAGAGTTCTTTCCAGAGATGTTTGACTTTAGGTTTCTTTTTGAAAATATCCAAGTTCCCGTTACGGGAATTTTGAAAATTTCTTATTTAGATATTAGAACTATAGTATTTTAAGAGAAGAGGTCCAATTGCCATTGGTTATTTTAGCAAAATTTTTAGACGGTTCGAGCTTACGGGAACTATTTCTCACACGATTGGAATTAAAACATTGAAATTTATGGTAAAATATATTTTTGAGTCGCCCGCTTGCGAACGGGCCGCCGCATACCTTTGGTCCCTCTTAGCGGCGGCCCATTTTTTACTTGGAGACTCTAATGTCCGAGCGTAAAAAGATTCGGAAAAAGGCCGTTCGCAAGAAAAAGACACCAGTCAAAACAAGCAAGCACATGACTCCTGTTGAGTGGCAGCAGTGTGAGGACATGTGGGCGTCTGGGGAGTTTACCTTAAAAGACCTTGCGGAGACCTTTGCCGTTAATGCCTCATATATGAGTTCCGCCCTTTCAAGACGCGGAATAAAGAAAGGAGAGAAGTCGGAAGTCTACAAGGAGGCAGCTAAAGATGAACAGGCTGCGGAGTTGATTTCGGAAGCAGCCAAGAACATTAAGCGCATACACGATTCAAAGGACGAACACTACAAGTACGCCGTATCAATAGCGAAGCTGATATTCGCAAGAATAGCTGAGGCAGTAAAGGCAGACGACCAAACTCTGGCAGACGCCAAGGACGATATCGCGGTGTTGAAAAACGCCATGTCGGGGATACAGATGGCTCGATCAGACCGCTGGGCAATAACAGGGTTGGACAGAGAGCCAGATGCGGGTGAAGAGATTCCCGTTCTGCCTATTGAGGAGTTTACAGACGCCGAGCTAGATGAAATATCAAGAATGAGCGACCCAGATCTTGAGATACCGGATGTGCCTGACGAAGAGAAGTCTATAGAGGACTTAACGGCAGAGATTGAAGCGTAATGTCACGAGCAAAGGCATTAAAGCTGCATAAAGGCCAAGCTCTGGTTTGGAGAAGCAACGCTAGATTTAAGGTTATTGTGGCCGGGCGGCGCTGGGGGAAAACCCAATTTGGCCGTACAGACATGATTCGGGCGGCTGCAAAACCAAATAGGCTTGTTTGGTACGTTGCTCCAACATACGCTATGGCAAAAACCATCATGTGGCCGGAGCTTCTTGATGCAATCCCTAGAGCCTGGATAAAGAAGACGAACGAAACAGGTCTTTATATTCTTCTTAAAAACAAGACAATGATCGTTCTGAAAGGTGCGGACAAGTACGACTCCCTTCGCGGCGTAGGTCTTGACTATGTGGTGTTGGATGAGTTTCAGGATATGCACCCGGACACATGGAAGAAGGCGCTTAGACCAACACTAGCGACTACTGGTGGTAAGGCAACGTTTATTGGTACGCCAAAGTCTTTCAACTATCTGCATGATGTTTATCAGTTTGGTCAGAATCCGAAATTGATAAAGGCAAGAAGGTGGGAAAGTTGGCAGTTCAAATCCATTGATAGTCCGTTTGTTCCAGCCTCTGAAATAGAGCAGGCAAGGCAGGACATGGATGAGAGATCATTCAAACAGGAATTTGAGGCGTGTCATTTACCAAGCACCTTAATACAGATGGCAGATGGAAGCGAAAAGAAAATACAGGACATAACCGTTGGCGATAAAGTCTTATATCTAAGTGACGACGGAAAGGTCAATGCTTGCACGGTAGAAGATGGTGGGCCAACTGGTTCAAAATCAATAACCCATGCGACTCTGGAAACAGGGGAGATTGTCTCTGCGAGTGATAAGCATAGATTCAAAATTGGTGGCGAAGAGTATAGGCTCAACGACGCAAGCGAATTAGAGAGAGTATTTCAGCAGAATCTGCCGCAAAGCAAAGAGGCTGCTCTTGCGGCAGTACTTGCTTACAATATGGGTGACGGAACAATAACACAGCGTAAAGAGGGGTATTACGCAGGTGGTATGTTCGCAAACAACAGAGATGACCTTGAAAGACTCGCCAGAGTCATGTCTGTGGCTTTTGAGTACGATAAGCCAACTGTTAGACTTAAGAAAGGCAACGGTATTAAGAGTGGATATGGTTGTGCGCCCGACACTTATCAGGTTGGTTTTTCTGACAGAATTTCTCGCGAACTCATCTCTTTAGGGGCACCAGTGGGAAAGAAGGTTGAGAAGATATTTGATGTTCCGCCTTGGGTGATGGGTGGTAGTCTTGAGATCAAAAGAGCCTTTCTTTCGGCTCTTTGGGGTGCGGAGGGCAGCAAGCCGAGACCAGCTAAAAACGGAAAGGTTCCTGGATCACTGGTACTGGCAATGTGTAAAAGAAAGGGCGTTAACGGTCAAGAGTTCTTTAGACAGTTGCAGATATTGATGTGTGAATTTGGAGTGTCAACAAAAATAGCCACGGCATCGGTGGGCGAGAATACAATCTATAGGCTGTATGTTACTGGCGAGTCCAACGCGCTTGAGTTCTTAAAAATAGGTTATTTATTTGCAGAGGAAAAAAGCCACCTTGCATGGTCGTGGTTTAATTATTTACAGGCTAAGAAGTTCCAGGCAAGAAACAGAAGAACCACAGTAAGAAAATGTCTTGAGCGAGGCCTGAGCTACAGACAAGTCGGAGAGAGTCTAGGATGGAGTAAAGGAAAGGTCTGGCGTATAGCAAATACGAATTGCGGTCGCGCCAGTCAGGATTTTTCTACATTTAACGAGTGGAAATCAGACAGATTAGAGGGTAATAGGTTGAGACTAAAGGTAGTTTCAAAGCGAAAAACCAAGTCAGAGAGAGTCTATAATATTCGAGTAAGCAGCCCTGACAGTTCGTATTTATTAGCTAACGGAATTAACAACTTCAACTCATTCGAGACTATGGGCGGTCGGGTATATTATCCGTTTGATAGACATGAGCATGTAGGCGACCACAAGTTTAACAAAGACTTGCCTATGTGGGTTGGCCAGGATTTCAATAGAGACCCAATGTCCGGGGTTGTGTTGCAACCGCAAAAGAACGGGGATATTTGGGCGGTTGGGGAAATTGTTTTACCAAATAGCTCAACGGTAGAGGCCGTACAGGAGCTTGAGCGAAGATATTGGAGAAGCAAGTCTGTCACGGCAATATTTCCCGATCCAGCCGGAGCATACAAGCAACATGCTCGCGGAGAAACGGATTTGGATATATTTCGAGAGTCCGGCTATAGAAGAATTTATCATAGAAGAAAGCACCCGCCAGTGGCGGATAGGGTAAATTGTGTCAACAGAATGTTGAGGTCAGCAGACGGGTCAATAAAGCTGAGAATCGACAGAAGCTGCCAGCACCTGATAGACTCTCTGGAGCAAACGATTTACAAGGAGGGGATGAGAGATGTTGACAAAACAATGGGAACCGAGCATTCTGCGGACGCACTTGGGTACGCAATGGAGTTCAAATTTCCGTTACGAAAGATAATAGTGGCCGGTTTATCCTTGTAAATATTGACATAGGGTGAGATAATTTACATTCTTATAGGAAGCATTTTCAATGGCTGACGAAAACGAATCAGAACGTCGCGACATATCCAAGATCGCGCAAAGACGACACCCAGAGTATTCAGACAGGAAGGCCCACTGGGAATTCATGGAGGCTTGCTATGAGGGCGGGCGAGCGTGGTTTGAGGACAATATCTTCCAGTACATTAAGGAAGGTGACACAGAGTATTCGAATCGGAAAAAGAGAGCGTATAGGTTCAATCACTCTCGCGAAGTTGTAGACCTGCTTAACAAATACATTTTCAGGGCTGAAGTTGCCAGGAACACCGATGACTCAGATGAGTCTGTTCAGGATTTTTGGAAATCTGCCACACCAGACGGTCATGATATAGAATATCTGATGGGCCAGATATGCAAACGGTCATCCATATCTGGAAGGATATATGTCGTTATCGACAATACAGCCACCGAAGCTGTGGTATCCAAGGCAGACGAAAAAGACATGAAGACATATGCATATTGGGTAGGCCCACAGGATGCGCTGGATATGTCTTTTGATGATCTAGGCAATCTCAACTGGATTATTATTCGTGAAAAATACAGAAATGACGAAGACCCGTTTGGGGATGTGACCGGTCAGCGAGAGCAATTTAGGCTTTGGCGTAAAAATGACTGGATGCTATTCAGATTTAAGAGTGAGCCAGGAAAGGCCGGAACAGCAGAAACAGACGAAAACACCCAGAGAAGTGTTTATCTGTATGAAAGCGGCAATCATGACATGGGAATCGTTCCCGTTGTGCCGGTGGATCATATGGATGATGACAATTTGTACAATGCGCCATCTCTCATTAACGACATTGCGTATCTTGATAGGGCGGTTGCGAACTATCTGTCAAACCTTGACGCTATCATTCAGGACCAAACCTTCTCTCAATTGGCTATGCCAGCACAAGGTCTTATGCCGGGCGAGGAAGAAGAGGTCACAAAGAAAATGCAGGAGCTTGGAACAAAGCGAATCTTCATTTTCAACGGTGAAGCGGGTGTTAAGCCGGAGTATATATCTCCAGACCCAAAACAAGCGGAGTTGATTATTACGGCAATCCGTACTATCATAAATGAGATATACCACACTGTAGGAATGGCTGGCGAGAGAACCAAAGAGGACAACTCAATGGGGATCGACAATAGTTCAGGTGTTGCTAAGGCATACGATTTTGAGCGAGTCAATGCGCTATTGGCTAACAAGTCAAAATCAATGTCAAAGGCTGAAAATGCAATTTGTACCATCGTTGCAAAGTGGCACGGCAAAGAGCATGACCCAAGTCATGTTAAGTGGGCTGATGATTTTGATGTTCGAGGATTAAGCAGCGAATTTGAAATCGGATCGAGCTTGTCGCTACTGGCGGCACCCGATTTGGTTCGTCAGGAGCAGATGAAGACCTTGGTCGATAAGCTGTTTCCGACAATCTCTGAGGACTTAAGGGCTCTTATGCACTCAGAGATCGACAGTGATTGGCCTCCGGCCCCAGTAGATATGGCGTTTGAGGAAGAAAGCACCGGCGAAGAGATCGAAGAGTAAGACGGAAGATACACCGCATATTCTAAGTTTCTTTGCTGGACCGGCACCAGACCCAAGATACGGGTCACGAGATAGGGGCAAGTTGCCCAGGAGTATAATATGAAATACATGAATCGACTTTTTGGCCGACAATTTCGGCAACCAGACCCGGACCCAAATTCACCAAGCGATCCGCCACCAAGCGATCCGCCACCAAGCGATCCGCCACCAAGCGATCCGCCACCAAGCGATCCGCCTAGCGACCCTTCTCCATCAGAAAAGGCTCTGTTGGCTGAGGTTATGGCTAAGAAAGGCCAGATCAAAACGCTCAGCGAGCAGGTTGCTGCACTCACTGAGTCCGCAAAGGCTTGGGAAGGGGTAGATATCTCTGCCGTAACAAAGATGCTGAAGGCTAACGCAGACGCTGAAGAGGCGGCACTTATCGCTGCTGGTGAGTTCGATCAGGTTAAGGATCAAATGAATGCCGCCCATAAAGGGGTCGTTGATGGCTTAAACACTCAAATCGTTGAGTTGCAAGAGACTATTAGCGGCAAAGACGGAATGATAGGCGATCTTACTATCGGCAATTCATTCAGTGCGTCAACTTTTGTCTTAGATAAACTAACGCTGTCTCCAACTAAGGCGCGACAACTTTACGGTGCGCATTTTGAGCGTGATGATGCCGGTAATGTAGTTGGGTACAATAAACCTTCTGGTACAGATGGTCGCGCCCCGCTTGTAGACGGTGAAGGCGCGAACTTGGCGTTTGATGAGGCATTTAAGAGGATAGTTGATGCGGACGTAGATAAAGATTCTCTTTATAAATCAAGGGTTAAGCCTGGTGCTAGATCAATCACCCAACCTGGCGGCGATCCAACTGATCCGCCTTCAGAGTCAGGTGTCGGAGTAGATAGAATCACGGCTGGACTTGCAGACGGTCAACTTAAGAAAGGAAAAGAGTTGAAGATTTAATCCGTATAGGATTATAATTAAGTCTGAAGTCAGTCGTGGCCGTTGTAGGTCATTGGTTTAGAATCTTCTTTTTTAGGGAGTCACAGAATGGCACTTTTGAAGGTGGAAGCTGCAAAGCTCTCCAACAATGATCTACAGCGAGGCGTAATCGAAGAAATCATCACGCATGATGACGTATTCCAGATTATTCCGTTTATGAAGACTGACGGCAAAGCCTACGTTTACAATCGCGAGAATTCGGAATCACAGGGGGACTTTTTGGACCCGAATGAGACCGTCAACGAGGAAGCAGTCACGTTTACGAACGTAGTTGCCACCTTGAAGATTCTTGCCGGTGATGTCGACGTCGATAAGTTTCTTAACGAAACCATGTCGGATACCAACGAACAGTTGGCAATTCAGATCGCTCTAAAGGCGAAAGGTATTGGTCGAAAGTGGGCAAATACGTTTATCAACGGCGATGAAGGTGCTGCTCCGAAGGAATTTGACGGGCTCGGTAATCTCGTTACTGTTGCTCAGACTCTAACAGGTCCAGGTGCCAACGGTGATGCGCTGACTCTCTCGATGCTCGATCAGTTGGAAGATGAGGTTCCTAACGGGCCTGACGCTTTCATCTTCAACAGCATCGCGATTCGTCAGTATCGAAACCTTCTGCGAACAGTTGGTGGCGGCACAGATGCCAACATGCTCCAGTTGAAGAACTTCGACCGCCCTATGCTTACGCATAACGGCATTCCGATTCTGAAGAACGATTTTGTCCTCGCCAATGAAACGAAGGGTACGGTTGCCACAACGATGTCAATTTACGCAGTTC